TGGGGAGCCACTGGAGAAGCGGCCGCCCCGCCTGGAACATGCGCTCCAGGTCCTCGGGCTCGTACAGTTCCTTGAAATAGTTGACTACTTGAGAAAAACTTGGTGCCACTGCTTACTCTCCGGTTGTTACAAGCCGAACTTCTCGCGCATCAGGCGAACTCGGCGCTGGTCTAGCGTCTCGTCAGACGGCGGGGCCGCCGGCGGGGCGCTAGTGCCGCGGGAGCGACCTGAGGCGCTCGTGATCTGGGGCTGTCGGCCGGAGCTGCTCGGGTGGCCGGTATTTTTCGTCTCGGTGTGGGTGGGTGCGAAGCGGGCCATGGAGGAGAGCGCTCGATCTGCGACCTGAGCAGCCTCCGCTGGGGTGAGATCCCTGGCCCCCGGCACCCCTTGGTTTGCCCGGGCGTGCTCGACGGCCGCCTGGGTCATGATTCGAACCCGCTCGCCGGGTTCTGCGTTTGCGAGGTATGGGAACTTGGCTGCATCGAACGACTCGCCGCCCGCCCCCTCGCCGCTGGCGAATGCCTGAAGGCTGGCGACGTACTGTTGTTCGTACTGAGCGGCCTGCGCGCGCTGTTGCTCGGTGGCACGCTGCTCCTCCTCGGTTTTCTGCTGCTCAGTGAGCCGACTCTCGAGTTCCTCGACTCGGCGCTGTGCCGCCTGCGCTTCGCGACGGGTTCGCCACTGGCCCTTTGTCGGCGACTTGTCGCCCAGGGCCACTTCCCAAAGTGCCTGGGCTACATCGCCAAGGGTGTCCCCGGCTCCGGCCTGTTCGATCAGATCGGCCACCGCGAACGGGTCCCTTTTGATCTCCTCCCGCCACTCGTCAGGGGTCTTGAAGTTGTTGTAGCGCTCGCGCTCTGCCTCGACCTTGGCACGCTCCTCTTTGACCTGGCGCTGCGCTTCGGTGATCTGAGCCTCACGCTGCTGGAGGCGGCGCCAAGCGCGTGCGACGTGCTCTGGGGTGCTCTCCCCGCCGGCCGAGCCTTCCTCGTCGCCCGCGGTCTCCGAGTGAGCGGGCGCCTCGGGGTCGGCCTTTGGGGGCTCCGGGGCTTCGGCGGGAACGGGGTTACGCCCGCGGGCTGCCAACCGCTCGGCGAGCTGGTGGCGGATGTCGGGGTCCGTGATCTCGGGCCACGGGTCGTTGTCGGCCCCGGGTTCGGGCAGGCTGGCCGGGTCAAATGGCGTCTGGTCGGGTTGCCCCGTCTCGGTGGGCTCGGGAGCGGTATTCTCGGTGTGCTCAGACATATGGACCTACTGCGGGACCTGGCCGCCAGCGGCGGGGCCCCCGGGTTGACCGCCGCCGCCGGGTTGGCCGGCACCTCCGGGTGGCTGGTTCTGGGGCTGGACGTCGGCGGGGAGGTTGGCCGCCAAGGATTGAGCGCGCGCTCCGGGGGTGCCGGCACCCTGAGCGAGGCCCTCAAGTTCTTGCTGCGCGATAGCCAGCCAAAGCTGGTACCGGTCGAGCACCTCCTCGGGGGCTCGCTCGTTCTCGTCGCGAAGCATCGCCTGGTGAACACGGGGGATCCCCGTGCGCAGGTCCTGGAACGGGGTTGGAATCGGCTGCTGCTCGTCGGGCTCGCGGATGCGCTCGATGGTTCGGTCGATGTTCTCCACAGCGGCAGCCTCGAGCGACATCTGGCCGTCGATATCCGGTAGGCGAATGAGCGACATCGCGGTTTTCTGGTCGAGGAGCCCGCCCTGCATCATCTGGAGTACGGTGTTCATGCGGCGGGTAGGCGTTTCGTCGAGAATGCTCCCGGCCTCGAGCTGGACGACGTACCGGTCTTCCGTGAAGTCAACCTGATCCCAGTCCACGCGCTCGGCGAGGTCTCGTGACTTCCACAGCGTGCTCAGTGGCTCGTCGGGCGTCATGTCCTTCAAGTCGCTCATGAGATCGAGCATGATCTGCGCCAACTCCAGGTGTGCCGCGTCGTAGTTTAGGAATTGACCGGCGAACCGGTCGTTTTCGATGAGTTGGAACTCCTGGAGCGCCAAGCTGGAGTCAAGGCGAGCGGAGTTCGGAAGCGATGCCTGCGACGACAGGGCGCTGATCCCGAGCGCCTCGAACAGCCGGGCCCACAGGCGCTCCCGCTCCTGGAGCAGTTCTACGGAGTTGGCCTGCCACTGGACAACCTCGGGCATCTGGCCCTGGTAGCGCAGAACCCGGCCCATCGCAGGGTCAAGATGCTCGTTGACCACCTTTGACCCGTGGTGAACCAGGAACCTCGGGTAGCTCACGATATCCTGGGCCATACGGATGCGGTGGTTCAATTCGTTGAGGCGAACCTGGTACGGCAGGCCTAGTTCGACGATGCCCTGGCCATAGAAGCCGGTGAGCGGGGGCTCCCAGTGGTACACCACGAAAGGGAACCGATCCTTCGAGAACTCGGTGTGCGCGAGGGTGGCCGTCTGGATGACCGCGGCGTAGCGCCCATCACCGGCGCCACGCTCCGATTCGAGGTACCACCCCTCAATGAACACCACGTGGTCGGCGGGCGGCCGCCGGGCCCCGAGCCACTCGCGATCACCCGCGGCCTGGTCGATGGCCTTCTCGTGCCCGGGGAACATCGACTTCAGCTTGTCCTTGTGCACCAGACGCCGGCGGGCCATTTGGCGTGGGACGAGATTGCCCCCCAGGCACTCTTGCTCATCCACGATGATCTCGTCGGGGATGACCCGCTCGACGCGAACCCGCTGGGCGGCAAGGTCGATGAACGGGTGGAGGAGGCCGGTCCCGAATACACCCGCGTCACGAAACATATCGCGTAGCATTCGCCAAGCGTTTGCGGCCTTGAACTCCCCGTAGATGATCTTGTCCAGCTTGATGGCGTCGCGGCGCAGCGAGAAGTCGGCTTCGCGCACGCCGATCGTCGGCCGAGGCTGGTTCTTGCCGATGATCGCCGTGGCCGTGTCAACGGCTGTGCGAACCGCATTGTCCGGGGAAACGTGCTTTCGTGAGCGCCCCGTGTGCTGGAGCCGGTGATCCTGCCACCGGAGGGTCATCAGCGGCCGGCCAGCGTACAATTCCGCATACCACAGGTTGTGGCGATGGATTTCAATCTGCGCCTGCTCGATGCCACGGACGTGATCCCACAAGGGCTCGTGGACCTCGCCCGGCCGATCCTTGTCGGGCAGTGGAACCTCGTGCCACTGCTGGTTCATGGGGTGCGGCATGTTACTCCCGGTTGAAGTCCGGCAGTTCGCCGCCGAACAGTTCGGCTACCTGGTCTGGCTCTACGACCGGTGACGGCTGGCGCTCCGCGTGGAAGTAAGGGTTACGGGGCGCGCCAGGGGGCTGGTCAGGCTGGGGAGGGGGAAATGGCGCCGGTGTCGGCCGCACCACCGCGAAGTCGCCCACTCGGAACTCGGTGGCCCCGTACTCTCGCATCACCTTGAGCACGGCATCGAGGGTGTCCGCTACCTCGGGGGTGAAATCCATGAACTCTCCAGATCCTGGGGCATGTAGCCGGTGAAATCGTCATTTTCGAGTGGGTCGCCAGACGCGCGCGACTCGATCTCGCGAACCTTGGCGCGAAGGGCGCGCCGGTTCTGTTCATCGAACCAAGCCGCCGAGCCCGGTACGGGCCCGGATGTCGGTGTCGTTGCGAAGTGGTGGCCGGCGTGGCGCCACAGGTACAGGGCGGCGTCGCACAGGTCATCGGGGATGGTGCGGTCGATCTTTAGCCGGCCGATGCGCGCTAGTTCGGCCGCCTGCCCCTCGCGTGTGTTCCACTGGACGTGGAGCATCTGGTGGGCAAGCTCTGAGTCTCGCCGGATCTTAATCCGCCCCGACTCGAAGTCACCATTGAGCATCTCGATATACGTGATCTTGTCACGCTTGTCGGCGGCTTCGATGCTCCACCCCCACACGCGGCGCATCTGATCCACGTAGGCCGCGCCGAGGTTGCCGGTGTCAGCAACGATGGCCGCGAACGAGCCGAAGCGTCGCTCCAGAGCGGTCAGGCGCTCGGAGACATCCTGTGGCAGGAGATGGGTGTCCTTCTCGGCGTGAACGAACCACAGCGAGTGGTCGGTTTCCGAGAACGCCGCCACAACGATGGCCGTGGGGTCGCGGCTGTACCCGGGGTCGATGCCGCACAGATAGATCCATTCGTGGTCTTTGGGCAAGCCCTCAGGGTGGCCGGTCGAGTAGTCGGGGGACCACGATACCTTGCCGGTATCGAGGAGCCGGGCGTAGGCGTAGACGAGGCTGTCGTCCGTGAGCACCCACTCGCCGAGGTATTCTCGGCGCCACGTGGGGTGGTCGTCGCTCCAGCCATTGCGCTCCTTGGTCTCGCAGTGGCTAAGCCAAATATTGGGGTTCGCGCTGTTGTCGCGCGCTGTCCACGTGTGAAACGACCACTTGGGCCTTTTCTGGCCGCGTTGGGTGTGCGGGATCGACACCCGCCGGCCTTTGTCGTCCTTGTAACCCGGGTACGTAGCCTCGAAGAATGGACCCGAGAACACGATGCCGGGGGTGCCGACCATCATGAGCGTTCCTCGTCGATCCGAGAGCGCCGGGCCGAGGATATCGTCGAGCAGTTCCTCGAGCACGCCACCGTTGAACGACTTGGCCTCGTCCACGACGACGAGGTCGTACTTAGCTCCGCGGAGCTTTTCGATCTCCCGGCGGGTTTCGGCGCCCGCGACGCGCAGCAAACTCCCGTTCGGGTAACGCCACGTGGCCAGGGTGTTGTTACACCGCGCGCCCAGGCCGTGGTACGTGTTCATCTCGACCAGCGTGGGCCAGAACGACTCGCGGGCACTCGACAGCGTGAGGCCCAACAGCAGGACGTGGGCCCCGGGGCGCCGCAACGCAGTCATGACCGCGCGGGCCGCGGACCCCCACGACTTACCGGCGCGGCGGGGGCAGCGAACAGCAACCCACCGGTACTTATCGTCACACAGGGCCTTCTGGCTCGGCGTGAGCGACTCGTAGATCTCGCGTGCCTGGGACTTGCCCCGGGCTGCGAGATCAGAACTCCGCGCGTAGGCGTTGTGGACGCGGCGCAGTTCTTCTGGGCGGAGCGAACTCAGGGCTTAGAGCTTTCTCGCGGCCTTCGGGGCACCCGGCGACGCCTGGGCAATCTGCGCCCACGGAATCAGGACGGTTCCGCCCGCTTGCCGGGCCGTGCGGGTGAACTTCACGATCACCGTGTCACCGTCAAGCTCCATGGACTGGATGCGGCCGGCGTCGCTGGACTCGTAGATGTCGAGAACCGGCGTCATGGCGTGGCCGTCGGGGTCGAAGATCGGCGAAGCTGCGCGGATTCGCCGCAAGTGTCGCGTCATCGAACCTCCCTGGCGAGCGATGGCTTCGCCGTGCCGCGGATGCGGGAAGCACCTTGCGTGGGGTGCGAAATCATCGTCTCCCCGGGAAGAAAATCGCCAGCCCGGAGAAGTGCGCCCGCGACGCCCTGGCCGCGCGCCCAGCTCTTGACGAACACGTAGTGGAGCACAGGACTCGCGCCGACCATAAATCCAACCAGGCTGTCGGGGTCGTTTGCCCACGAAGCCACCCACGCCGGTGAGTACTCCATGATCCGCGAAATCAGACGGCCGTGTGCGTCGGACGCGATATCGCGCGGGAGAATCCGCGGCGCCGCCCAACTCCACCGGAACGAACTGATCCACGCCTGCCGGATGAAGTCGTCATCGGACGGGACCCGTGCGCGGACGTGGAGTTGCTTTACAAGGCTACTCACTCGGCCATCTCCTGGATCTGGGCGAGAGCCTCCGCGCGATCGTGGAGCGGAAGTTCGCCGAACAGACCGAGCAACAGCTGGACCTTTTCGGTCTTGGTGAGCGCCTTCTGGTTGGCCGCTTCCGACTTCACGAACTGGCGGAACTCCTTGCTGAGCGACTCCACGCTTTTCGAGAGCTTCACCAGGTGGTCGGTGTGCTTGGGGTCGTAGTCGGCCCGGTTCTCGGGCTGGATCCCGCTCGCAAACATCGTGTTTTCCATCCGGGCGAGCCACCGGGAGTTCATCTCGATGGCGCGCTCAAGGATGTCCCGCATGTTGCGGTGGTCGATCTTGCGGGCGGGTCCGCGCTTCACACGGTTACCGGGCGACGGAGCGGTGTCGGGCCCCCCTCGGGGGACATAGGTCCTGGGCATGGCTCTCCTTGGGGTCTCGGTTGGAGGGACGGAGGTCTTCGAAGGCCGCGAAGCGCTATCACCTGCCGGGCCTTGAAGTTCCCCCTGAAAGGAGGGGCGGCCGGCGGCGGCTGTCGCCCGAAGCTAGACGACGCCGGCCCAACGAGAAGCTTGTGGATTTCTGGCGCCGGGCGGCAAGCCATCGGTATGGCTCGTAGGTGCTGTCGCCTCGCGCGCCAGTTTCCAGTGCACCAGGGAGCGCTCCTGCGGCGACCACCAGGGCGTCCGCGTGCCGGGGGTGAGGCGGCCGCCTGGGGTCACCTGGGAGCGCCAGCTACCAGGTGCTAATACACCAGCCGGCGGAGCAGGTGCGCGACCGGCGGGGGCCGAAGGCCGCTGTCGGCGTGCATCCTGCGTAGCCTCACGCCGTAGGCGACGCCGTGGGCGAGTGAGCTGCGTGAGCAGCGAACTCACTAATTATATACCACCTGGTGTCGATTTTGTCAAGAGGAAATCTGATTCGGCAACGATGCCGCGAGGTTCGGCCAATTGTGGGAAAGCCTACGTTTGGCTGATTCCGGTGGCTTAGCGAGTTGTGGCATTCTGCTACAGCCAGGAAACCAGCCTTTAGACCCTACCCAACGTAGCATAATCACTAGGTGTGTCATCTCGCCACGACACGACATTTATGTCATGGTGGGGGAGAAGTCACCAGGTGCCTAGGGGTTGTCGGTGGTGTTGCGAGTGTTTCTAGGGACTTCCCGAGTCGGGTTTTCTGGCCTGGTTGGGGGTTAAGTAGCGGAGAGTTCTCAGTTTTCGCCTCGTACTTAGAGTAGGGGTGCCTTCGGCAATATCGGCTCCAACTTTCGGGGGAAACCGGGGTCATGCCACCCCACCACCCTCACAAGGACCGTGCCAACTCGACTTGGCACGCCAGCCCCCGGGCGCTCGGGCTGGCCTGGGTCTTGCCGGTGACCGGATTACGGTGGGTTAGCCGGGTTGGCATTGGGACGGATCTTGCAAGGTCGCCGGGGTCGTGGGGCCTCAGTGCCCTGGCGCGGGACTTGCCGGTGGGGCCGGGCTGCCCCTGGGGTCTGTTGCCCCGGGGATGGGCCGGGCGAGAGGTGGGGTGTTGAGACCACGGTTGTTGGCATGGCTCGGAGTTTGCAAGGTCGGGGGTAGGCTAGGCAGGGGGCAAG